TCATTTCAGCAGCATCACCGCCTTTGAGCTTTTTATTGGCTTTGATGAACTTCTCAACCAGTACTTCAAGCGGCTATTGTGCATTTGGCTGTACAACTCATTCAGCGCCAAACCCACCGTTCCCCGAAATGGTGCCGTTTCGACGGGTTTGCCTGCCCGAATCGCAGCGTTTTTTTGCACATCATTCCAGTGCGAGCCGCAATGCTGACAAACATAATGCGCCGTAGCTGGTTTATGCTGGCCTAGATGTTCATCGTTGAGCTCTGGATCTTTACTCCACTTTACTTGCTCCCACACCAGCGGCTGAAATTCATCGCAATCAGGACAGGGTACATACCAATAACACTGATTGCTGTGAGCATATTCATCCTCAATACTGCTAATGCCCTTGATTGATGGCGTACCACCAATGAGCATTTTCATATCGCGAAAAGATTTGCCGCGCTCCTCGAGCAATTTGATCGCATCGCCTTGGCCACGCAGATTCAAATTGCAATCGTCAGGCTCTTCGACAAATAAATAACGCGCTGAGGTTGATTTCACGTCCGCGATCGAATTACTGCCAACAAACTTTACAAAGCCACCCACAAAGTTTTTAAACAGCTGCTTATTGTCTTTAGTGCGGCTCTTGGTTGGAATAATTTCCGATAATTCAGGCGTACCCTCGATCATCGGCTCGAATTTTTCAGAATTAAACGATTGCGCTGCGCCCTCTTTGGGAAACATCACAATCGCCGTGCCTTTGCGGATATGAATCAACCATCCCAACACATTCAAAATGGCCGCTTGCGTCCAGCCGACCTGGGCTGATTTAACGCAAACGATTCGATTCACATCGCGCCGCATCATTTGCTCGAGCAGCCATTCCAGATATGGATTCACATAAAACGAAAAACGGCCAACAATGGCCGATTCTTTTGCGCTCATGCGCCTGTATTGCTTGCCCCATTCTGCAGGGCTAATCCGAGGTGGCGGTCTAACGATCTTCTTCAATAATGTGGAGATTAAAGCCTTCGCCGTATTCTTGGGCAACGTGGGTACAGTATTCATAGTCACCTAATGCCTGCCGAATCTCGGCGATCATGTCTTCAAGTGCGGCATGTTTAGCGTCCAAACTCTCCGCAGTTTCAAAGATTTGTGCATATTTATCTGGTAGGCCCGTCAATAAGGCCACCGCGTCAGAAAAGAATTGCGATAGCGCTGGCTCAATATCCGCCACCGTCACCAGTTGCCTGGCTTCGATTTCCATTTGTCGCTCAATCTGGTCACCGCGCAAGCGATCAAGACGATCTTTTGCTGATTCCGATGAACCAGTCAGCGCTTTAGCGATTCGCCAGCTCAAAACTTGGGCGGTGTCATATTGATTGGAGGTGCCACGGCCCTTTGAAAGCACCATCGGCATACTGCACGCTGCCACTCAGTTAGCGTCCTTTCAGACACCCCGACGATTTGCGCCAGTTCATTTTTATTTACGATTTTTCCCATGATCTGCCGGTAGGCCAAACCGGCCATTTTTATGGTTTATAAGTGCATGTTTAATAAGACTTTTTTTACATCAAATAGGAAGGAAGGCTATAGCAAGCTCGCAGCTAGAGAAGGCGCGGGGTTGCCAATGACCCATGCTGGCGGAGGGCTGGGAAGGACCCGCTGATTTCTGGGAGAAAGCCAGAAAACCCCAGATTTCCACACATTTTCCTGATAACGACCAAGAGTTCGCGCTCACCGCGCCGAGGCGACGGCAGCAGCGAGCGCTTTCTTGAACTCATCAATGAAGATTTCCTGTGCATCGCGGTCAATACCTTGCGGCATTCGATAGCTCGGCGTGTACTTCGCCTCATCACGAAACGAGAACACCTGCACGATTCGAGGACGATTGCCTTTGTTAATGCGCCGCCAGATACCTGCACCACCATCGTAACCAACTGGCTGACCCACAAACAAACGATCAGCCTCTGCCGCAGCGAACTGCTTCACCTTGCCATTCTTACTTCTAAACTGCTGTAGTTGATTACGACGCGGACCAGTAAAGCCAGCTTGCGATGCCAACTCAGCCCGAATGCGTTTGATGAAATTATTCGTTGCATTGCCGTACTGATTACGCCGAGTGCTTTTACCAGGCATCAGCAACGCGGTCTTACGTGGGCCGCGTGCGCCACCTTGAATCTGATAGCGCATGTACTCAGCCTGCTTTGGCAGCCAGCCCACAGTCGCAATCAAATTACGTTTACTTGATGGTTTTACCGCAATACCACGCTGAGTAAATGGCGTTGGGCTTTGAATATCAGCCCCTAACTGCTTTAGCATTCGCTTTTTGCACTTGCTTAGCGGTTCTATTCAACGCTTGGCTCGCAGCAAACGGCAGCTGCTTTTTTTCCAACGCATTCAGCGTACGCATAATCCGCTGTAGATCTGATTCAAACGACTTCTGCATAACGAGCGCCCAACAAAAAACCCGCTACAAGAGCGGGTTTGGTTTCACTGGGCGCAACAAAGCACCCGTACTGGGGTGCGTTCACGCCGAAGCGGTAGTAGATTGTTAAGCGACATCTTCCTGATTTCTTTACTTGGCGTCAAGCCCCAGTAATTAAAATAATTCTGAAACGCCTTAAACAGCCTGTCGAACATGCTCAGCATAATCTCGCAACGGCAAACGCTCTTTACGACACACCACCGCTGGATTCAGCTTCTGTAAATAATGCGCGTTCAGCAACGAGAAACATCGCCAACTCAGGCCGCCTCAACATCACTGATAAAATCGCATCGACCCGCATTGCCGCTTGCTCATCAACTCGATTACTCGGTCGATCAGCAGGCCCCAAAATCGCCCGCTCTTCTGGGCTCATATATTGAGCATAGCCCGAAGACTTAGCCCGACCATCAAACGCCATAAAATACCGAGCCCAATTATCCAATGCTGAGCTCGCTTCATCCAAAGATTTTAATTAACACGTTCGCCTCCGTGATACCCGCTGGAGGACTCCCTAGCCAGATCAATGCCCAGCTTTATATATATCTCGATTTTAAACTAAAAAAAGCACAGCCAATTCATTTGGGGCAGGGGTAACAGACCTTGGGGCATAGTTTTAAATCAACCCTGACCCAAGCTAAAGCCTTACGTTTACTAGCTTTAACCTTTATTTGGTCAGATTGACAGGGTTTAAATAGAAGTTACCGTGTATATATTTTTTTACCGCCAATAAACTAAATAGAGGTAAGGAGTAAATACAGATATACGCGCACACGGAAACCATCGCGCCAACCCTGCCAAAAACGCAAAAACGGCGCGAAGCCGCGCCGTTCCTTGGTTTGTCGTGGGTCAGGGTTAGTCAAAAACTATGCCACAAACCCTGTCCACTCTGACCCATATTAAGTGAAATCACCCTTGATTCTATCTTCAAATCGTTGACACTCAGCGGTTAACCAGCTCGACAAACTAACGCCCTCTGGAGGCGCACCCACAATAAAGACCATCGCCTTTTTGCGATCATAGCCACCATGCAAATGCTCACGTGACTTATTCAATCGAGACGACATCAGCATCGAAAACTTAGTCAACGTCAGCTTACACGATCCAGACTCATCCACCAACCACTTCTTATACGCCACAAATAAATCCTTAGTGCGGCAAAGAGCAATACGGCACCCATAATTCATCATTCACCCACTGGCGATAAAACACTTGCCATTGCGGCAAACCAAAGCCAATCAATCGCTCTTTGGCATCGGTCATTACCGGCTTAGAACGCTCATTAAAGCCTTCATCAATTTTATAACGCAGCAAATAGCCATAAAATGCAGCAACAGCCCCAAGCTCAATCGCCGATTTAATCACCTCTTGATTCTGTAACGTCAGCAATGTTTTTGGCTCAATCACCATAAAGCGCCGATCATCTAACTCTAAATGCAGCGGCTGCACCTCATTACTTAAAAAAACCAAGTTGGCGTAATTGGCCTCTTCGCGCTCAGGCATGTTTTTTTCATTAATACGCACGGTGCGGCCAGTGACTAAATGCTTATCGTACCGATATGACTGTACTTCTCAGCACGGCCACCACTTCTTCAGCCAAAACAAATAAACGCCGCGATTGCCAAGCGGTGAACTGACTATCTAATTGGTGCTGACCAATCGTCGTACCGTACTCACCGTAAATCTTCTTAATGACTCCCTCAAAAAACAGTGATTTACCTGTTCCTTGCTTTTCACCAAACATCAGCACCGATGTATCCATTTTGCTACCCAGCTGCTGCAATGGCAAAGCCAGCCACTGCATTAACCAATGGTAAACTTTCTGATCAAAATTACACAGATGCATCACCAAGCCAATAATAGGATCTGCCAAATCTTCATCAAAAACAGCTTTAACGGCACACCAGCAAATAAATTAACATGCGTTTCCAAATCGACCAGCTGCTTAGGATCAAACACCAGATTTTCGGCATTAATCATTTTTTCGACATAAATTCTCTTGCCAAAACTTAACCGAATCACCACCGTAAGCCGCACGCAACGCTGACAAACTCAGCACCATCCGATTCTCAGCATCCCAAACAGTCTCAGTACCATAGAGCAAGGTATAACGCGCCAACAACATCGCGCTGGTACTCATCGTCGCCTCATCAACCGCCTTGCCACGTTTAATCTTTGGCAAATCACTTTGGCGCATCGTGCGCTTATCAATTCGCGCCTCCCATTCAGAAGCCAAACCCCGACCGACCAAGGCCGCATACGCTGGCCACTTCATGACCATTTGCTCGACCGAATCCCAAACCCGTCGCTCACCAATAATCAATGAAAATCGCGCCAATAAACCAGCCAGCGTAAATCCGTCCTCCCCCGCCCCCCCGTTGGCCGCAGCAGGCGCGGCGAAAGCGGTATCAGGCAGAGGTGCGGAGATGGCAGGCACTACATCATCAACAGCCACAACAGCAGACGGCACAACAGGCACTTGCAAACTCGCGATCGCGGCATCAATCTGCTGTGTTACCAGCGCAATTCCTTCAGCCACATGCAAATCATTAAAATCAGTCAACTTAGGTAATGAATCATCCGTATCCAGCGCACGGCGTTCCACATTAAAGGTCGGCAGCACATACCCCGCATTGCCCACCTCAAGCGCTGCGGCCTTCGCCTTCTTTAGCCGGTATGATTATCATCGCCTTTCTTAGTCGGCAAATAATCATCGTCCGCCAAAAAGAGTATCGGGCTCGCTGGATACTTCGCCCGCAATATGCGCGCCACATGCGGTAAATTGCCACTATTAAGCGCCACAAACACCGGATGCAGATAATCCACCGCCTCACGCCCAGTTGCCGCTGTTGCATAGCCCTCAGCAATCAAAATCAGATCACCATCCAGTGGCTCATCGCCCAGCCGACAAGCCGCGCCAACCACATCCATGCCTTTATTAAAAATTTTGTCATTGCCATCAGTCAATGGCGTCGGTGCAATTTTTTGCGAGCCGACAATCTCGCCACGGCCATAATGAATCAGCGGCAAAATAATCCAACCGGCATTAGCGCCCTGCATAAATCGCACCGACTCTGGCTTTTTAACCAGCTTGCGCGCCAAATACGCCGACTCACCACTACGCACTGCAGCATGCAATTGCGCTTTAGCACGATTAGCGGCATCAGTACGCAGCTTTTTTTGCTTGGCTTGGTAGTCTTGTTCTTTCTTAGCCCACTCAGCTTGAGCGGCTGGCGCTCTTCAGGCGACACGGCCTCAAAGCCCTCATGCTCAACATTCCAAAATTCATCCTTATAGCCAAAATAGCCAGACACCCACACCTTGCCCGATTTTGGCGAAACATATTCATTCAAGCGGTACCAGGCTTTTTTCTTGGGGCCGTATACATTTTTATGCCCATCAGCTTTTAAATCAGTGCTGCCAATATCTGGCATGCCCCGATCACGAAATTGATTCAACACCCCATCGATTAATGCACCCATTACTTCCCCGCTTATGCTTTAAACTGGTAGCTCAAGGAGCCCACCATGAGACTCGAACAACTGACAGAGCAATTCACGCAGCTACAACAACGCAACGAATTGCTAGAAAAATCATTTAACCTGCAGCAGCAAATACTCGAACAACAGCAGCAACAATACGCACAACAAATCGGCAACTTCATAGGCCTACAATCGATGACCGTCGCGCTGGTGCGTTGCCTACCGGATCAACAACAATTTATTGCGGCACTCAAACTCGAAACCGAAGACACAATTTCGACTTTGCTCGCCGAATCCACACTGCCGCAAAACACCCTCAATCAATACCAAACGTTTATCGAAAACGCCGTCATTGAAATCAACACCCAGCCGTCAGCGCCAATCTGAACGCCGCGTTAATAAAAATTTAGCCACCCCTGCGCGCCGCCGCGTAATTTTGATTCGACGATCTTGCTGCTGATTCAAACGCAAACGCTGTTGCTCAATGCGTTCAAATTCGGCTCTTAATTCGGCACCAGGGGTAAATTGGGCAACAACCAGTTGGGCTAATAAACTCATCGTTCCGTCCTTTTTAACTTTCCAGCCAGTGCCAAACGCACTAACCGTTGAATTCGCCTGGCTTTCATCGCCCGATAAGCTGGATCAGCGCGCCGTACCGCTTGGCGCTCTTGCCATTCAGACTCTAATCGCTGCCGCCGTTGCGCTGCTGCTTCACGGCCAGCCACAATGTCAAACGTCGGGTCTTTGTACATATTGGCCATTAGCCTGTTCCAACAAATGTTTCAAACCAGAAACCAGCGCCGACACAGCGGCCTTCTTCTCTTTACTGGGCGTTCGTCGAATACCCCACGCCTGTCTCACCAACTTTTGCTGCTGAAACGGGCGCGGCGGCATTACTCAGCCATCCCATCGAGCAACGCCACCAGCTCATGCAGCGCGGCGATATTGCGATAAACATGCTCACGCACCCGCTGTACTTCGATGCGTTCCACCTTGTTATCAGCCAGCGTCTCATCCACGGCCTGCCCAACATGACCACCCAAGCGCCACAAGCGCGTCACGGTTTCTAACACCGTCACATCGCAAGCAAACTCACCATCATTGAGCATCGGCACACACACCATGCCGTGATTGATCGCCAGCGCATGCAAGATTGATTTATCGCCAGTCAAGCCGATCAAGCTATCCGCTTCGGCCAGCGTTAAATGGTGGGTGCGGGTGGAAGGATTCAATTTATTGCGCAACACCTGCGCGCCTACTCTCATCCGTGGCGCCAACGATTCAACGCCACCGGGATAATTGTGCGCAGCGTGATAGGCCGCATCTTCAACACTGGTGATCAGCATCACGTTTTTTTCCCTTATTCAACAAACGTTTTTAAAACTCGCCACATGGTCTAAAGTCCACCCTGTAGCATCAATAAAAAAGCCAGGCAAAAGCACTGGCAAAACCAGCGTTCAAGCGGATGCAACGCCAGAGGAGGAAACTTTGGGATCTGCGCCGAACACGTCAGGACGCAATTCGTAACGGGAAATTGGCATGCCCTTAGCCCGAGTCGCCGCTTCAATCGAGCGGCAAAACTCAGCCGGTGGCATCAACTCAGGACGCTTAGACGTTAGCCAATTAAAAATATGTTGCTGCTTGATATGGTGATGACCATCAGCACGCAATGCCTCAGCGAGCGCAGTTTGCGAACCCATGACTTCAACTGCAGCGATCAGATTATTTTTGCACATGCCCTCACTTTACATGCATACATGTAATTAAGCAACAAGAATGCATGTTCGCAGCAAAACAAGGAGGCTTGTAATATGACAGCTATGAAAACATTCCAAGAACGAATGCGCTACGCAGTCGAGCAAGCCGGCGGACAGACCGAGCTCGCCAAGCTAGTCAGCCAACTCAAAGGGGCTAAAGTCAATCCACAGGCCATTCAATACCTGTGCGATGAGACCCCGCCGCGCGGCAAGCCCGCACGCAGCAGTGGCCTGACCCCGTTTATTGCCGCCGCTACGGGCCTCAATTCCGTCTGGCTCGCCACCGGCAATGGCGAAATGAAAATCAACCCAGCGTTGCAGCCCATCACCGCATGGGACAACGAAGACGAGCTTGATCCTGACCTATATATATTTATTCCCGCACTCGACATCAAACTCTCAGCAGGTAATGGCAACGTGATTTGGGAGGTAAATACTAAAAACCAACAGCAAGCATTTCGCCGCGCCTGGGCCACTCGCGTCGGCATCAATCCAGCCTGCGCCGCCACCATGACCGCCGACGGCAATAGCATGGAGCCACGCATTCTTGACGGCGATAGTCTTGTTGTGGACTACTGCCAAAACATCATTGCCGACGGCAAAGTTTATGCATTAGCCATTGAAAACGAAGTATTCGTAAAACGAATTCATAAAGAAGCCGGTGGTGCGCTACGCATCAGCTCCGACAATGCCGACAAAAATAAATACCCAGATAAAATCATTCCTGCAGAGCATATCGACAGCATTCAAATCATCGGCCGCATCATCGCAGTGAGCGGTGGCATTTAAATAAGCACCAAAAAACAAGTATTTATTCATTCATTACCAGCATAAACCGCCATTCGGCGGTTTTTTTTCGCACAAAATACAAGCGACCTTGTATTTCTCGCTTGCGTAATTACATGCACGCTTGTATATTGGCTACATGCAAACTAATTGGAGCATGTAATGAGCCAAACCATCCCTTACGACAACGTCGCTGACGACTACGCAGAAATCGCTGCTTTAGTCGCCGCCGGCTGGCGCGTCACTACCAACGGCGAAGTCTTTATCGCCACCAAACCCCAGTAAACCCAAGGAGCAGCTATGCGTACAGCAACAGATGTAATTCGCGATATTCGCGGAGGAGAAATGGTCGACGAACTCGGCCAAAACCTAGCCGACCTCACCAATGCCGTCGTCGCTACCGGCAAAAAAGGCCACATCAGCATCAAGATTTCAATCAGCCCAGCTAGTAAAGGCGATTGCGCCGTGACGGTGATTGATGAAATCAAAGCCAACATTCCACAACTGGCCAAATCAGAAACGCTGATGTTTGCCAGCTTTGACGGCAGCTTGTCACGCCAAGATCCACGCCAGCGCAATCTGGAATTGCAAGCAGTGACCACAACCACTTCCCCACTTCATAAAGCAGCTTAAGGCAATCATGACCCCAGAAAATCAAATTCAAACCGCACTCAACGCAGCACAAAAGCCTTTTATTCAAGAATTGAATGGCGCCGTAATTGCATTCACGCCTGAACGCGAAGGCGGCTGGAAAATGCAAGAACTACCGGCACTTCGCACCCAACCCGCACGAAAAAAAGGTACTCATCAGCTCACCGAGATCAGCAGTTTTTTAGCTTTTGTTGGCAAACACACCGAAAGCGGCAGTCAAATCATCGTTGATGCCGATTTTGGCAAAAACAAAGTGAAATTCACGGCAATTCTGAACGGCCACACCGGAGAACAAGCTGGTTTTGCAGACTTTTTGGCTCAATACGAACCAGCAAAAACCGTTGACTGGGCAAACTGGCTGGACGGGAACAGCAGCAAAATGGGCCAAGAACAATTTGCCCACTTCCTTGAAAACAATATTGCCAACATCGCCGATCTCAACCCGAACGAGCCCAACAAGAAATACCCAAGCGCCGCCGATTTGCTCGAATTTTGTACCAACCTCGAATCGACCAGCACAGTCCGTTTCCGTAGCAGCACCAAAGTACAAAACGGCCAGGTTCAATTTGAATATATCGAAGAAGGCGATTCAGCCACCAAGGGGAAGCTCGCGCTATTTGAAACATTTGGGATTGGCGTTCAGCCGTTTATTGGCAGCGGGCCTGCTTTCTTTATCGAGGCCAAGTTGCGCTTTCGTATCAATCGTGAAAGCGGCTCTTTGTCACTGTGGTTTGAATTACAGCGCCCAGATAAAGCACTAGAAATTGCCACCCAACAAATGATCGACCTCGTTAAAGATTTATCGAAAGTACCGGTTTATTTCGGTATCGCCTAAGCCCTAACTAACTGACCTTTGCCCATCATGCGGTGGGCAATAGTGAGCTAGGTATAAACCACCAAGCCAAATAATAAATAGCCTACAGCAATATACCCATAGGTAAATCCATGCGAACCAATTACAAAACCCTCAAGCAGCAACGTGATTTGGAAGCCAGCGAGCGCCAGCACGAGATTGCGATTACCCAAGCCCACGCCGAGAAGTTCGCCCAGCGCCGAGCCGCACGTAATGCCTTGCAAGAGCGGCATGAATTTGATCAACGCAACAAAGAGGTATGGCAATGAGCTTACTCATCAGCGCGGCCGACATGCTGGAAAACGAAGCCAAGATCATCAAAGCCGCCAACACCTTTGAAGGCCGCTGGATCAACAACCCCGAAGCCGAAGTATTGCATCAAAAATGGGTCAAAACAGCCAAGGGCCTGCGGGAATTACAAGCGCAGCTCAATCAAGTCAACAAAACGGTCGAGGCCAATTATGACTTCGCGTAAACACAGCCAAGCACCACGCGGCCGCATCGTTCGCCCTACTATTTTTGAAGTTAACCAAGCATTTGAGCTCATCGACCAAATGGTCGACCAGCTCATCGCCGGTGAGCTGGAATACGCCTGCGACAACGGCGTCGACATGCCGGTATTTCGTACCCGATCTGGTGTCGAGCCAATGATTCCGCCACTCGAAGGCTGGATCGCTGTTTGGCAACGCTTTGCCGATGGCTTTGGCTTTGAACTGGATCAATCTGCGCTCACCACCTTAATCAACAAGCTCAGCAGCAATGAAATCTTGCGCCTGAGCGACGTAGCCAGCGTGCAGCTGTGCGTCATGCAGCAACGGACCATCTATCGCCAGCTCGACGTCTACCGCATTCGTAGCTACGCCGTCACCGAGCAAATCGCCATTCAACTGGAGCAAGCCGCATGAAAACTGCCTTTTTGCTGATGGCGCAATACGAGCGCGCCACCGTACCGCTATCTGAAATCGCCGAGCAATACCTGGGCATGACCGTCCCCGTCGCCCAGCGCGAAGCCCTGATGAATAACCTGCCGATCCCTACGTTTCGGCTGCGTGAAAGCAATAAATCCCCGCTGCTAGTGCACATTGATGACCTAGCAGAGCACATCGACAAAGTACGCGCCACAGCAAAAAGGGCGTGGGAAAAGAGCCAAGCTTAAGGAAAACCATGCGTCGTCATCACCTCACCCGCCATTTAAACCAAGCCCAACGCCGCGCGCGCCGACTGGCTTATTTTTTGGAGCAGCGCCATGCCCGATAAACTTTTGGAAAAAATTCTGTATTACAGCGCCTACACCATCGCCATCGCCAACATCGCGCTACTGGCGGTCATGGGCATCGGCGCGTATCGCTTTTTAAAACTCTTTGGCGGTGCCGCATGAGCCTCAGCCCCATCATCATTCGCTTTCACGCCCTGCCTCAGCTAGGGCGGCTCAAATTAGAAGCCGATATCTCATTCCCTAACGGCCAGAACCTGAGCTGCAGCCGATGCGCCATGCCTGCTAGTGACTGCGACACTTACGACACCATGCCTAATGGCATGAACTGTCTTCGAGGCGAATATCACTACGTTTCTGCCGATCAATACATCACCGGAGGAGATCAAGCATGACCAAAATGGACATTATATTTTTATCAGGCGAAGCCCAGCCGTTAAAACTCTGCGCTGAAGACCGCCGCTTTACCCTCGTGCAGCGCATGCTACGCATCAACCAATGCACCGACGCGGCAATGTGGTACGCCGACAAAGTCGGCCAATTAGTCCCGTTTTTTGGCGCATGGAGCGACGGCTATAAATCCCGCGAAGACGCTGGCCACACCAATATCGTCAAATTCTCGGATGCGGAGATTGTTGAGATCAACGACAAAGGTCATATCCAATCGGCGGTCAGCAATAGCCTCTTACGTCACTGCATCACTCGTCGACAAGACAACGAGCAATCGATCGAACCACAGGCCGACCCAACATCGCCACACTTCACTGGGCGGTTCACCTATCCAGACCATGCCAGACCAGCCTTACAACCAGCCAGTGAATACCACGAAGATTATCACGATGTAATTTGGTTTCACTTCCACACCTTTGAAGAATGCCCTGAAACTTTTATTGGCAACTCTCAAGAAAGTAATTTTGAAGAAGAACATTGGACGCATTTCATCCAGTTTGATTTCAATTCAATTATTAACCAAGCCGAAGCGTTGGGGGTAGCGCCATGAAAATTAAACCCTGCACCATCAGCGAAAAACATAAATGGGTATTCGTAAGAAATGTTGAACGTCGCAGCGCGACCATTAATCACCAAAGTACAAGAATGAAAATATCTTGGAATGGTTTCTATCAATGTCAGTGCGGTCAAACAAAATACGGAATAACAAAATCATGAAAACCTTCTATCTCGACACCGAAACCACTGGCCTCAACCGCAACGGCGAAGACGAGATCGTCGAAATCGCCATCATCGACCAAGACGGCGAAATTATCCTGCACAGCCTGCTGCGCCCGACTGCCCACACCGCATGGCCCGAGGCCGAAGCGATCCATTGCATTACCCCGGGCATGGTTGCCACCTCGCCCACGCTAGAGCAAATCACCCCTCGCCTGAACGCTGCACTCAGCCAATGCGACGGGTTGGTGATTTATAACCTTGACTACGATTGGAGCTTTTTACCTCAATTAGTTTGTCAATCGTTATTTGACCGAAACGTTAGGCTTTTTTGCGCCATGCACCGCTTCGCCGCATATAACGGCGTATGGGATGAAAAACGCGGCGACTACAAATGGCAAAAGCTCACCGTCGCAGCAGAACGCTTCGGCCACGTATGGGAAGGCCAAGCCCACCGCGCCCTCGCCGACTGCTACGCCACCAAAACCGTATGGGAATGCCTTCAAAACGCATCATGCAAACGCTATTCATTCGATGTAGAAAGCGAAGGTGGTGAAATATGAACGCCGCACTAAGATATGCTGATTTTTTAGATCGTTTAAGCCCCAGCGATTTACCAATCCCAAAAGTAAATGCCGCATACGGTGCCGCCGCCGAGCTGCGCCGTCTTCACGCCGACAACATCGAGCTGACAAACGATCTACTCAGCACCCAAGCCGACCACGGTAATGCAGTCGAAGCCCTACTGACTTTAATGGAAAACTGGACTGCCACCACTGAAGGCGGCCTCGATGACGAAACCACCGTCCTTATGGCACTCAAAGACCATGAAGTTTGGCCGGGCTATCGCATTGGCCAGCAATGGTTTTACGCCAGCGGCGATCCGTGCGCCGAAATCCCCACGCACTGGATGGACATTCCACGTCACCCAATGGACACCGCACCATGAGATCACTTTTTTACGCGGCGGCATGGCTAGTGCTTGGGCTGACTTTATTGCCCATCACCCTACTCGAACCCAGCATCATCTGGCGCGGCATCTTTATTGGCTTAACGCTATTTTGCGGCATCGCCTGCGGCGTCAATGCGGCATTGCTGGTCATTAACAACCAAGGAAACTCGAATCATGGCACTTGATATTAAAAGACTAGAAGCACGCGCAACAGGCAAAACCCACGCTGTAGCGCAAGAAGTTTACGTTGATGGGGATTTTATGGATGGATGGGTAGCGAAAATTGACAGCGTAACTGTCAGCCATCCTGAAACGAATCAAAACCATTTTAAAACCGAAGCAGAAGCGCTTTCAGCCGCTACAGCTTTTCAAGATGCAGCAAAAAAGCTTCTTGCCATAATGATGCGTCGGCCCAAGGAAAGCTAAGAATGACTAAACCAATCGATAAAAGCGAAGCCAGAATTCTCAATATGACTGAACGCTGGGCAACTTGGTCAAAGTGGGATGGCGGCAAGGTCGCTAAGACGTATCGCGGCAAAGCGCGCACAGCCAGTACTGTATTGGCGCAGATTGCCGCCGTGCTCAATCATAACGAAATGGATGCCAAACTATGGGCGGGTGACGTAAAAACCTTGCTCGATGCCTCCGCGCTGCTGGCCAGACTGGGTAATGAATTTGAAGTCGCGCAGCGTAAGGGCGAAAAAATAAAAAAGGAGCACACGGCCAAGCGTGTGGCTGAAGAAAAAGCGATCGAGGGAAAAATAATTCGCGAGATATTGCGGCCGCTAGCGCCTGACGCCGCCGAGATGATGCAACTTTGTAGTGATTTGCTGGCATTTATATCTCACCGTTGGAACATCAGTAAGCAGTCTGATTTTAATGATTGGTGCTTTGATTTCCATCGTGAATTCGAGATTAACCGAGCTAACAAGCAAGGCAATGTAGACCTTGCGCTAAACATATTGGCAGAGGCCTACAGACAAGATTCATGGCAGCAACGGATATGGCCAGCTTTTATTGAGTGGCGCAAAACATTGTCACCGTACTAATTCAATCAAGAAAGTCTGAAAAATGGCAGTCCATCAATTGAAATCTAAAAAAATTCGAGATGTCATCAAAAACAGGCCGAATTCGATGTGGCAGCGTACAAAGCGCCCCGTTAACCTTCTGCCTGTAACGCAAATCTTGCCAAAAACGATACTGGTGGTTTACAGTGCGGGTGTTGCAGTCAATCCTGCAACACGAGATTGGCGTCTCGGATGAATAGCGGGTATCCGCATATAGCGGTTTTTTTACGCCCGTTGCATGGTCATACCCCTATGGGTGGACTGTGTGGAGCATCTTCGGATGCGTCGGTTCCTATTCCCGATACGCCAATCTGCACAGTTCCGCCCACCTCTAATTGGCGTTAGAGGCGCGGATTTAATTCCATGAATAGGAGTCTGACTATGTCACTCAATACCCTCACTTCGCCTGACGTTTCTATCATTAACGGCAAACCCGTTACCACCAGCAAAGCCATTGCGGCATTTTTCCACAAACTTCATAAGAATGTGCTGCGCGACATTGAGGCACTCAAGGCGGATTTGCCTGCCGATTTCTATCAGCTCAATTTTGAGCCCATACAAATTGACGCCAATCTAGGGCTTGGTCGCACACGCAAAGACCCCGCTTATCAAATCACCCGCGATGGCTTCACCTTGCTGGCAATGGGATTTACAGGTAAAGAGGCTTTGGCATGGAAAGTCCAATACATCAAAACCTTTAACGCGATGGAAGACAGCTTACGACCGCTGTCGATTGTGCCACCCGAGTTCGACGATGTACCCGCCTACGCTGGCCCACTGTATCAACTCACCGAGCGGCAGATTGATTTGCTGGTGGTGTCGCGGTTAACGCAACAGATTAACGCTGAAAATGCCATCTGCGCCGCCACCGCCGCTTGCGCACCCAAAGGCAGCCGTGACATCGACGAACAAGCTATTCACGACACGCTTAAAAAAGTGGCCACGGGCCTATTTGCGGTGAACGAACCCGTTGGCGCAGCCTTCTTTGCCGCCACTGAACGGTTGTTGAGCATGTATCGCAACGAGCGCGAACAAATGCGCGAACGCTTTAACCAAGCCATGCCCAAAGTACCGCTGAATGTGCTGCGTAAGGTCGATTAGATTTTGATGTAACGCACTTTCACCACACAAACCCGCTTCGGCGGGTTTTGTTTTATCTGTCAGGCTGGTAAATTACCCTGAACTGACTCAGGAGAAAGGGCATGGACGACTTAGCCAATGCAAGTGTGATCAAATCGCTGGCACATCAAAACGCAAAAAAAGCGACCGAACATCTACTCGGAATCTGCCAAGGTATCATGGCCGATCAAGTGCTTAGCGACCAAGAAATCCACTTTTTGAGCAATTGGGTTAAACAAAATCCAGCGGTCACCGAAAATTGGCCGGGCAAAACGATTGCTCGTCGGCTGCATGAAATATTATTTGATGGCGTCATTACCAAAGAAGAACGTGAATCTTTAATCGGCACGCTCACTTCGCTTTGCAATAACGACTTTGCCGAAACTGGCGATGCGCAAACCATGCCGATTGGCATTCCTTTCGATGATGACCCGCACATTATTTTTGATGACCGATTATTTTGCTTTACTGGCAGCTTTTATTTCGGCACCCGATCAGCGTGCGAACGTGCAGTCGAAAAACTAACGGCACAAACCAAAGGCTATGTAACGCGAGATGTCGATTACCTGGTAGTTGGCAGTCAAATCAATGCCGACTGGAAGCACTCTAGTTATGGCAACAAGATCGAAACCGCGATGAATTACATTGAAAAAGGCTGTGGTATCGCGCTCATTAGCGAACAACAATGGGTTGAGGCGCTAAGCCAAATCAAATAACACGCCGAATCACGCTTTTATAAGATAACTACAATGAAGAAATACAGTGCATTGCTACTCACTTTGGCCCTACTTGGCTGCGGTGAAGCTCCCCAAGCAATTAAAAATATAACCGCATCCGAAATTCAAGCGGTTGACCCCGCAATTAGCGGTGTTGAACTACACCAGCAAACCGACGGTCGAATGCGCATTGATATTCAATACCAAGACGACCCAGCAACAGGCGGCGGCGTGGAATGGAATTCGATTGCAACCACCAACGCCCAACTGGCCAAGCTGATCCTTACCCACCCCAACGCCAGCAAACTGAATATTTTCTTTAATTCGCCTGCCAACAAAAACGCACAGTGGGCGCAAATTCGACTTGATAAAGACAAGCTGTCGCCAGATTGGCAACAAGTCACTTATCACCAGTTATTCGCACAAAGCGAGCCGATAGCCAGCTCGATAGAAACTAGCAATTGGCTCTGCACTTACTACACCTCGTACGAATCAAGTAGACCAAGCGGCCAAATGCCACCATTTTGCAACGCATAAGACACAAAAAAGCCGCCTACAGGCGGCTTAGCTTTAAATCGCAGCCAGTTTTTTCACTTTTACACCAGCAAAATCCAAGCATTGCCCAGCTAAATATCGTTGTGATTCTTGCAGTTCAGCTTGCGATAAATATGGGCTAATCGGCACTTTAACGTACCGACCTGGCAAATATTCAATGGTGATTTCTAACACAAAATCAACGCCATCATTACAGCATGGCAATGTTTTATCTTGTGCAACATCAGTAGTATCACTATGATTCAAAATGATTCCTTTTCGCGAGGGGTCTGTTATGTATGCCCATGCTGTTAGCGCAGCATGGGCATTTTTATTGGCCAGTCAATATGCTGACGTAGCCCTGTAGTTTGTTGCAATTTCACTACAAATCATAACATGCAATTCATGCCGCAAGGCCATAAAACCACAGAAAATAGGGGCACAATGACACTAGACAAAGCCGTAATAAAAACCCGACCATCGCACGATGACCCAAGATTATGTCCGCTCCCAAATTCGGCTACCCAATGATGTACATGAACAACTCATCGCGGCCACCGAAAAAAATAAAACCTCGCTGAACCACGAAATGGTGCGGCGCATTCACGCATCGCTCAATGACGAAACGCAACTCGCCCCCAGATTGGCCCGCATCGAAGCGCAAAACCAAGAACTCCTCGAGCTAATTAGCCAACTAAACCAACAGTTAGCGGCGGTCACTTCTAAGAACATCAGCTAACTTAGGCGGCTCTAGCAACAACGCTGGCTCAGGCACCACAGCATCACTGGGTCGTGCTGCAATCATTTGCAGCTCATGCTTATCATGTAAATCTTCTGGCCTTAAATTAGTATATCGGCGCAAGCTACCCCAGGTCTTATGCCCCGACACCATCGCCACTTCTTGAATTTGATACCCAGCTTCAAATAAGCGGCTAATCCCTTCATGGCGTAGATCATGGAAAGTCAGTGCCTCAATCTTTAGTGCCCTGCACATTCGCCGAAACGCCGCACCGGTACTGCAGCCGTTATACGGAAAAATCCGCGCGTCTGTTTTGGGCTGACGCTGCAAAATCGTCCATGCATCGCCGAGCAGCGGCACAATTTGATCATTGATCTCTTTTTTACCCGGATCTTTGCGCTGGCGGATCATCACGGTGCGCTTGCTCTCATCCACGTCCATCCACAGCAATCTATGGATCTCTTCTTGCCGCATACAAGACCAAATCGCGAATTGAATAATTTCGGACATCGGCGGTGTTCGCCCATGTTGAAATGCTTTAGGTTCGTATTCCAGCAAAGCCTTTAACTCGGCTGCCGTAATTCGCCGATCGCGGACGTCTGAGCGGCCGATCAATTTCAATTTATGCAGCATCGGGTAGGCGTCTTCAACCGGCTTCTTATCTATCGCCAAACCCCACAATGGCCGTGCCACACCCAATGCCGAGCCTAGATAAATCACATCTTGCGATGTTGTCGCTGGGCCTGCGCCTTCAACGTGGCGCAATTTGCAATGCTCTACAATATCAGCCGGCGTTAAATCCGAAACCAAGATTTTCGCAATGGGCTTATTGATCAAATTTTCCATCGTATAGCGTTTAGTGCGACCGAACTTTTGCGTCTCGCCAATCTCATCAATATAACGTCGCAACAATTGACCGACAGTCAGCCTGGCAATCTTGCGGCGATCAATCGCACCATCCGCTTTTAATGACGCCTCAACCTTCGCGGCCCAGTCTTTAGCTAGCTTTTCTTTATCAAAAGTCTTAACTTCGGAATAGATCACTTTACCGTCGCGCTTAACCCTTACCTGCGCCCTAAAAGATAATGTACCATCGCGCCCGGTACGCTTTGTAATTGTTGCCAT